TGATAAGTCTTCAATACTCTCCACTCCCAACTACCTAGCTTATAGATAGCATAGGGATTCTCTTTTGGTCTTGATTTTCCAAATAAATTTCTAGTCATTTATGTTCTCCTTATTTATTAATTAATAACAAAGCCAGATGTGTCGTGTCTGGCTCTACCCTTTGCAATCAAACCTACTACCACATTCTCTTCATCATATGGTCGCACATCTGATTCATCTCCAGATACAACCTTAAACTCTTTATCATAGATTGTAAAGGTATCTGGTAGATGTTCTCTAAATACAACTGCCATTCGTTTTAAGTGGTTGTTTTGTAATGCTCTTCGTACAAAAGGTTGATACTGTTCCACACCACTATAACTAAATGTTAAGTCGTAATTACCTATGTTCCCTAATGTTCTGTTAGGTATCTTAGTGTAATCATAAAACATTACATCTGGAAATAAATGAAACATCTCTGGAAATGTATTCTCCCACCTAATATCTGATGTTCCATTTGGTCTAATCATAGGTTCTAAATTCTTTTGTTTACAATATCGTAGTAATCGTTTTATCTCTCTAATCATATCTTCTTTGTAGTCATCTCTGAACTGTAGATAATACAATGTTTTTCTAACTCTACTCATCTGAACAATGTTCATACCACCTCTACCTGCTGTGTTCAAACAAGGTTCTGAACATAAAGCTATATTACTTAGTGGACACATCTGCACTCCAGAAATGTCTGAAGGTATAAAATACTTGATGTAAGTACCCACACCTAACTTGATACTCTTTTGTGTCTTGTAATCTTTAGCAATACCACCTAGATGTTTAGGTCTTTCACTAAATAATTTTCTGTATCTGTCTGTGTTCTCTATCTCATCACGCACCTTATCTGGTAACTTTGTAAGGTCGTAGATTATATTTTTAGCCATAGCATACTCCTTCAATTATATGTATTCCCCACATTCCTAATACACTAATAAGTATTAAACATATTAAACCAACTAGTATCTGCCACCATTGTATGTCTGCACCATTGTGTTGTCTTCTATATCTGTAATTGTTCACTAGTTTCTCCCTTTGTTGTGTATCTATTATTACTCTACGCAAATCTTTAGTTGTGTCAAACATTATTTTCTCCTTTTAAAAACAATTATGTTTCATTTGTCTAAACTTTTCTTCCATTATATCTACTTCGTATTCAAACTTACTAACAGTACTATCTATGTCTTCCATATACTCAACACCTCTTGTAACTTTTTCTCTAAATTTGTCTATAATCATAGAAAATTCTCTGCACTTCTCTTGCATTTTCTCAAACTCTTTTTGAGTTTCTTTATCCCATTCCCATCTAGCCATTTTGTACCTCCTTTATAAGTTGTTGATATTGTTGTTCTTTTTCTTCTTGTTTATCTCTCTCTTCTCTCCAATGTTTGTGGCATAGCCATTTATCCCATTGGTATATGAGAGCTTTGATACTGCAACAATCACATAGTATTATTGGCATACGCATACTCATTTTATTATATCCTCTATCTCACCATCACTAACTTCAGTAAAGAACTCATAAGATTCTTTGGTATATGTATTTACTTTTACATTGATGTGTGGACTGTGCGTGTTCACTTCATTTTTTTTAGTCGTGTTCACTTCATCTTTTTTTACTTTGTAATCCATTAAGCTACACATAATTATCTTCTCCTCATAAAATATACTTTGTTGTTAGGTGTTGTCTTCATATTCTCTAGTGTGTGAGTGATTCGTTGTTGAGCATAACTCACATTGCCTAGCTTGTTTAACTCATTGCCTAAAAACTTTTTGATTCTATCTTCTTTGTAGCTTACGCAACTGCGTAAGTTAGAATCTTTTAAGCTACTGTTTACTGCTCTATTAATAAGTTGTCGTCTATTCATAAGTGTTCTCCTTGATTATGATACTATCATATCAAACCTATATGTTGTGTCAAGTATTATTTTTCTTCAATATATTGTAGATTACGCAATGCGTAACTAGTCGTATTCACTTCATTGTTGTGTTCACTTCATAGTCGTGTTCACTTCATATAAAAAAATATATAGGGAAATAAAAAAAAATATATAGGTAGGGTAGGGGAGAGGTAGTCAAAATTTTGACCAAAAAAAAGTCCCATATAAATCAATATATGGGACTATAGGGAGTTTAAACTGCTATCTTTTTTGACTCAGTCTTTAAAACTTCATTGAAAGTTTTAATATCTTGCTCAAGATTTTTAGCATTTGATAACAAAGTAATAACTAGTTGTTTATCCTTAGAGTTTAAATTGTAAAATTTAGGATAAATTTCTGCTAATAAATTAATAGCATTGTTTTTACTTTCAATTTTCAATTCTTGCTCAATTGATACGTCATTATCATTTTTACTATCTGTTTGATTAGTTGCACCAGAAGGACTTTTGGATTCTTTTTTATCTTTACTTTTACTAAAGATTCCTTGCTTTTGACAACTTGCATTTAACTGACTTGATAAAGTAATATTTTTAGTTTTTAGAAATTCTAAAACATTTTTAGAAGTTGCTGTTTTATTTTCTAAATACTTTGCTAATCCTTCATTTAATAACTTGTTATTACAAGGTTGCGTTATTCTGTTAATGTTACCAGTATTAAAAAAGTTAAAAACAAAAATGCCAGTAACTTCATCATTTTTAATTTTTAAATCTTTGCTTTTATTCTCATTAACATCTTTATGAGCAATACTGCCAACTTTAACAACTAACTTTGTTGATTCGCCACTTATTCCAATTAATTGAGACTTAACGAACTTTGTTCTATCTTTTGAATTGGTACAATCATTTTTATTGTAATTTTCAGCAATAAAAAGCGACTGTATAAGTAACAGACTTGATTGCACTTCTTGCTCTTGCTTAGCAATCATATCTAAATGGTTAACAACTTTATTAGTAATAATTTGATTAAAATTTGTCATAATAAAAACCTTTCATTATTAAGTGATTAAAAAAGTTATTCTTTAACATTGCTTACTTACTAGCAACTATGCACCACGTTAATTCGTGGCAAGTTATGAACATTAATACAGTTTAAAAAACTGCTTTTATAGTAATTGCAAGACCAGATTTTTTAAATCCAACTTGTACCAACTCAAGTTTATTAAGGTCGTATTGTTCAATTAATGTCATATTTTTATTATCTTCATAACAGCAATAAAGTCAACTAATAAAAATATTAGTTTTTTTATTAGTCTGTAACGTGCAGAAAACTAGCATTATTTAACTTACGCAACTGCGTAACTTGATTAATCATATTAGTAAATACTAGCGAATCACTTATTAATGAGAATCATTTGCAATAATAATGAGAATTATTAGCATTGATAGTAATAATCATTCTCAATAGTAATGAGAATCATTCTCAACTGTATTGTTTTAGTGAGAACCATTCGCAACTATGTAAATGATAATGATAATCATTCTCAATGCTAATGAGAACTATTCTCAATCTATTGGGGAACTCCCTAGCTGTTGCAAATGAGAATCATTCTCAACTTAAGGTATCTTTTAATTTGTTTTCTCTAGTCCTATGACGTATATATGTATACCTACAGAAAAAAATTATGTGCGTGTGTATATAGTATATACCCCACCCTCATATATTTACCAAAATACTGGCTATATAAACAAATATGTTGTAAAAAAACAACAAATAAAATAAAAATAAAATAAAAATAAAACAATACTTGACAAACATGGGGGAGTTATGTATAATTATATATAGTTAAGAAAGATACTTATACTCTTTGTTTATCTTTTATTCTTTTTTTATTCTTCTTTTTATAAATATAATGAATACAAATGAAAATAATATACAATTAGAAACTATAAATAACTATATTAATCTATATAATAACTTAAATAACATAGATTTAAAATATTCTAAAGATAGTTTTCTTGAATTTGTTTACACAATGGCTCCAACCCTTGTTTCTGATTGGAAAATGGGTCGCCACATAGAAGTAATAAGTAAAAAATTACAACAATTAGAGTCAGGAGAGATAAAAAGGCTTATGGTCTTTCTACCTCCACGTAGTTCTAAGTCTGTAATCTGTTCCAAACTGTTTCCTGCATGGTATATTGGAAGAAATCCTACACACGAAATACTAACTGTTTCTCATAGTGACCAATTAAGTTCTGATTTTGGTAGAAGTGTAAGAGATATTGTTAATGATGAAACATTTCAAGATATATTTAAAGGTGTTCAGCTACGAAGTGACGTAAGAGCTGCAGGTAAATGGAAGACTACCCACAATGGCACGTACTATGCAGCAGGTGTTAGGTCACAGATAGCAGGTCGAGGAGCTCACATAGCAATATTAGATGATGTTATGTCTGAAGAGGACTCTTTTTCTGAAGCAGGTAGAAGATATGTTAAAGAATGGTATCCATCAGGATTACGAACACGTATTATGCCTAATGGTTCAATCTTAATTATTAATACTAGGTACCATTATGATGATTTATGTGGATGGTTACTAAAACAAGAAGAAAATATAGGAGATTATGCTGTAACTCCCTGGGATGTAGTGCGTATACCTGCATGGTTAGACGAGGAGTCATCTTCGTTACTGCAGTTACCTGTGGGTTCAAGCTATTTTCCAGAATGGAAACCTGATGATGTTCTCAAGGTAGACGAAGCAGAGATAAAGGCATCCAATGGAGCAAGATATTGGAACGCATTATATATGCAGGACCCAACTCCTGATGAAGGAGGAATAATAAAAAAGAAATGGATACGTTTCTGGGAAGATGCTGCACCACCTCCTTGTGAATTTATAATACAAACTTATGATACTGCATTTTCTACATCAAGAACTGCAGACTATAGTGTAATACAAACATGGGGAATCTTTCACAGCTATGAAGATGATGAGAATGGATATGAAACTTGTATTGCTCATTTAATATTATTAGGAAACATAAAAGGAAGATTTGAATATCCAGAGCTAAGACGTATAGCTCAAAAGTTATATCATGAACATAGACCTGATATATGTATGATAGAAAAGAAAGCATCAGGACAATCACTCATACAAGATATGCGAAGAGCAGGTTTACCTGTTTTAGAATATTTACCAGATAGAGATAAAGTAGCCAGAGTATATTCTGCAACTCCTATGATGGAAGCAGGTAGAGTTTGGATACCAGATAATAAAAAGTGGTCAGAAGACTTATTAGAAGAATTATTACGTTTTCCACATGCAGCTCATGATGACCAAGTTGATGCTATGACTATGGCAATACACTATATGAAAGAGTCTTGGCATTTAGAGCATCCTGAAGACCCAGAGTGGGATGACCCACCTATGAAAAAAAAGGTTGCATACTGGAGAACTTAATGTTATAATATGCGTTAAAGGGGATAATTATGGCAATAGAAAAAAATCCATTTGATAAAATTGAGGAAACAATATCAAATGTTGTACAACTTCCAGAAAAAATAAAAGAAGCAACAGATTCACCATCATTTGAGGTAGACCCTGATGGAGGAGTTACTGTAGATTTTACTGAGGTTAATATCGAGATGGAACCTGAAAGTGAAATGAAAGAATGGTATGGTAACATTGCTGATGATTTAGATGATGAAAAATTAGTAGAGATAGCAGAAAATGTAATTAATAATTACACAGCAGATAAAGACTCCAGAGCAGAATGGGAGTCTATGTTTGAAAGAGGATTTGATTTATTAGGATTAAAGATACAAGATACTTCTGAACCTTTTGAAGGTGCATGCACAGCAGTACATCCTATGTTAATTGAATCAGCAGTTAAGTTTCAATCAAAAGCCATACAAGAGATGTTTCCTCCAAATGGTCCAATTAAAACTCAGATATTAGGAAAGGTAACTCCTGATAGAGAACAACAAGCTAATAGAGTAAAAGATTTTATGAACTATCAGGTAACTGAGCAAATGCCAGAATACTTTGATGAGTTTGAAAGAATGTTATTTCATTTACCTTTAATAGGTTCTGCATTTAAAAAAGTTTATTATGATGCTAATCTTAAAAGACCAGTATCAGAATTTATTCCTATAGACCAATTTTATGTTTCTTACTATGCTTCTAATTTAAATAAAGCAGATAGATATACACATGTTATTTATAGAAGCCCAGTAGATTTAGCAAAAGATATGCGTACAGGTATCTATGATGAAATAGATTTACCTGAAGCTTCTT